AAAGAGGCAGCTACATGGTTGAAAGAGATTGACGCAGAGCTTGCGAAAGTAGGCTAATGCTCTACCTATTGTTCACACCTTTCGCTGGCTACTTTGCTATGCTAATTACTATTGTAATCATGCACAGCGTAGGCTATGACGTGAGAGGTGTGGACACCTTCACTATCTGGTGTGTATACATTCAGATATACGTATACTTATTTGTGATAACAAAACTGAAAGGTAAAACCGATGAGAGTTGAAGTATACTTCAATCTACATAAGAAAACATTCTCTGTTCGTTCATGTGAGACAGGTAGAGTTATACATCACACTGACGAAATACACATTGTAAACCCTGAGTTTGTAGTGCGTCAGTCAGGGCGTAACCGTGTGCTCAGTGAGGGCAGGAAGAATGTTCATGCCTTTGTGCGAGGTAATTGCCCTTTTTACCGTCTTAATCCAAGGAACGCAACATTGGACACGATAACCTACAATCCATACAAGTATGTATCTTTTGTTGACAAGCAGACAGAAGAACCTGTATACGAAGCAAGTCGGGCATGGCTAACTGTGACCGACAAGATACCAACAATACAAGCAGAAGGAGTACAATATGACTAAGCTAAAAACAAAACTAACTCGTGACGAAGTACAGAAACTATGTGACTTGTACAACGCAATGGATAGCATCCTAGATGGCGCAGGTGAAACGTTTGACGTTAGCCTAAGTGATCTACATAGCTTGCGTAATGAGGCATGGAAGCTACGTGGCATGTTTGAGTTCAGAAGTCAGAAGCATGACGAAGATCCAAACAGACCTGCACACTGGATGCCGCAGGTATTACCTGACGATGATCGTGCATGGTATTACAATGCCGAGCATTAAGGCATACGAAATTGTCTTAGAGATTGATGGACAGGAGAGTTGTATCACACTTGATGATACCTTTCCTGCCATTGATAGCTGGGCAAGTGCTTGCAGCATGGCAGTCCTGATGGCAAAGCACATTCACCCCGACAAGGAAGTAGAGTTCGTATCATGTGCAGAATACGAAGCAGACGAGTATGCAGACATTGGTTATGTCTATGATGCACCAGTAGTATTGCAATAGGAGAAAGCAATGGCAGCTAAGATTAAACTAACTAAAACGATGCTTGATAAGAGCATCATTGACGCCAACAAAACTGTGCAAACTTTTTTGCTAGAGGACTTTGGTATGGACTATACCGACAAGTTTTTTACTGAAACAATCTTCAACGCTGAGAAAGATAAGTGGGAGCGTAACAAGTTCACTGTCACAGGTGAATACATTGATGGCACAGAAGCTGTCATCACATTCTATCGCAGCGGCAAGCGTGGTGATAGACGCATTAGCATCCAGAAGCTAAGGCAATATGCAGATGCAGGTAATGAAGTACGCCTCATCTCAGACAGCGAAAGCGATGGCGATGGTACACGTATATTCATATCAGTCTACACATCTGGATCAGAAACCGATGCCGCCTGATGATCCATGTGATGATTGGTCAGGTACACCTTTACCTAAGAGGAAAGACAAATGATTGAAGCAGCATTGATGTGCCTTGCACTTAACGTGTACTTTGAGGCACGTAACGACAGTATGGTTGGACAGTATGCCGTAGCACAGGTAGTCATGAACCGTGTGCAGTCCAGCAAGTTTCCCAATGACGTGTGCTCTGTGGTTAAGCAGTCACGTAATGACGGTACATGCCAGTTTAGTTGGTACTGTGACGGTAAAAGTGACAGGCCACGTGAGGCATATGCATGGGCTTATGCTCAGATGGTTGCAGCAGATACCTTGATAGGTCAGGGTATTGATGTGACAGACATTACACAAGGTGCAACGCACTATCATGCAAACTATGTACGTCCATATTGGGCTGACAAACTAGAGTACACTGTGACTTATGGGTCACACCTGTTCTACAAATAGCTAACGCCCCTTAGTAGGGTATTGTATAGCTTACATAACTATGGCACAGTTGCCGCATACTTAACACAAGGAGAAAATAGTATGGCTTTTGATTTTAATCACCCAGATATCGTACCTGATTACATGGACTTTGACGTAGCCTTTGAGCCAACCAAGGTGAAAGACAAGAAGTACGTCATCAATGCTTCATCAGGTGAATACCTTGGCGTAGTAGGTAACACGTTTACTTGTGCGTCACACGGTGACTTTTACCGTGGTGTCCTTGACACAGTGACAGAAGAACTGTCTGACCATGAGTTAGCAAATGCCAATACACATTGGCGTACTGCACGTAATGGTGCATGGGCTATGCTTGACATCACCCTGCCCAACATGAAGACTGTCATTGAGACAGACAAACACAGCACTGAGATTGGTAATCGTATCATATCATTACATGGTATTGACGGATCGTGCAGCAATCAGGTGTACTTTGGTGCCATTGATTTCTTTTGTACCAATGGAATGATTAGAGGGGAGTATGACAAAGTGCGTAAGAAAAACACATCTAACTTTACTATGGAAAGTTTCATCTATGAACTGACACGGGCACGTAAGGACTTCTACGAAGAAGCCAGCAAGATGCAAGTGTGGGCACAGACTGACCTCAAGTATGTAGATGTAAGCTCACTGCTTGACAGCATGATTGCATCTAAGCGTAAGTCTGAGAAGATGTACAGCTTGTACATGCAAGAGGCTTCACAACGTGGTCACAACAAGTGGGCACTGTATTCTGCCTTCACCAACTATGCCAGCTATGCTGATGAGCGCAATGGGTTCAACCTGCGTAACACTGGCAATGACACACAGGCTGTAAGCATGTGGTCACGTGAGCAAGAGGTATCTAAGTGGGTATCTGATGACAAGTTCATCACCTTGGAAGCGGCTTAATGCGTATGTCAAGTAATGATTGGTGGGAGTATCTCAAGTGGGCTTCTTCCCACCACCTTACGGAAACATTTCCAGATGCGGTTTTATCTGACTCAGAAACTGATGAGTATGAAATGCATGAGGAACGTTTAACATGGATAGATCTTCATGTTACAGAACGTAACGAAAACAGGGATAGAGATGATATTTTTGATGAGATACATGTGCTTGCTGTAAGCGCATATGAATTGGTAAAGGAAAAACTTAATGCCTAAACTACCACGCTATGTACAAGAACGAGCTTCACCCTCTGGGGTGATCTCATACCGCTTTAACCCGCCACAGAACCTTGTTGATGAGGGTGTGGTCAAACGTGAGGAATATGGTACAGACTTAAAACAAGTACGCAAGATTGTTCGTGATCACAATAAGGCGATTGATACGTGGCGTGAAGAACAATCACAGATTGTACGAATAAAGTCTAGCAGCAAGGTTACTGATCTCATTAACTATTACTATATGTCTAATGATTTCAATGCGTTACGTCATACAACTAAGGTTGACTACAGGTACTTTCTGACTGTGCTGCACCAGACTATGGGGTGGCGTAAGTATGAACACGTTACCTCTAAGGTTGCAAAGCAAGCATATGAAGAGTGGGTCAAACGTGGCATCAGTTTCGCTAATCATGCGGCAACATGTGCCAGTAGGGTGTACAACTACGCAATACAAATGGAGCATACCACGTACAATCCTTGGGCAAACATTAAGCGTAAGTCACCACAACAGCGTAAGGTAGTGTGGACACATGATGATGTTGTCAAGTTTCTTGACGTAGCATACAGTGACTTTGAGTATCGTAACATTGGCCTGATTGTTCAGATGGCATACGAGTGGTGCCAGCGACTAGGTGACATGCGTATGTTGACGTGGGATAACATTGACTTTCGTACTCAGAAGCTCACACTTGAGCAGAGTAAACGTAGGGCTGACGTAGAGCTACCAATATCAGAGGATCTATTGCACATGTTGAATGAACAGCGTACCGACTTTGGTTTTCAAGACTACGTTGCCCCACATCCTAGACCTACGGATGGTTCGTATAACCCCTATGCTATGGAGAGACTATCCAAAGTGGGTAGAAGGGTAATGCGTCTAGCTAAACTACCCGAAGAGTTACGTCTTATGGACTTACGTAGGACAGGTGTAACACAGATGGTGGATGCTGGTGTACCATTGCCCCAAGTTATGGCAGTGACAGGACACAATCATGTGTCTTCTGTGAAACCATATATGAAACATACTTACACAAGTGCAAATAGTGCCTTGACACAGAGAAACGTAAGTGTATCCTTGAGTGGAGCGAACAGCATAGAAAGTGATACAGCATGAATATGAATGATCTTATACGTGATTTAGAATTGTCTAATGGTCAAACTAAACGTATGACATGTCCATCATGTAATACTAAGAATACATTTACTATTACTAATAATATGGGTAAGATCATATGGAACTGTTACAAGGCTGGGTGCAGTGTGTCGGGTGGCACACGTACTCAACTGACTGCTGATGACATACGTAAGTCATTGGGTAGTGTTGCAGAAGAGACACATGTATCAACATTCTCAAAACCAGATTGGTTTGTACGTGATGATGCAAAGATCAGAGACTTCTGTGACCAGTGGGAGCTAGACCCACAAGATTTAGGCTTGTTGTATGACGTTAAGGAACATCGTGTGGTGTTCCCTGTTGTACACAATGGAGTTACAGTCGATGCCACAGGCAGATCACTGGGTAAACGTATACCTAAGTGGAAAAGATATGGTAAAAGTGACTTGCCATACGCTGCTGGACGTGGTAAAACGGCTGTAGTTGTTGAGGACTGCGTAAGTGCTGCTATTGTAGGTGATGGTGGTGTATATGTCGGGGTCGCAGTGTTGGGTACATCATTGTCCAATGGACACAAGAGGTACTTATCGCAGTTCTCAACAGCAATAATTGCGTTAGACCCCGATGCGTTACCCAAGACACTGCAGTTTGCAAGAGAACTACGTCAGTACGTGGACACTATCAAGATCCTGTACTTGCGTGACGATTTGAAATACCGTAACCCTACCGACTTTGAAAACCTTACAACACTAGGAGACTAACACATGGAATTATCATTGATACGTAGTCTGATGGACAAAGACTTCTATGACGAGCATCGTGGTGCACGTTGTCCAGACAGACTATTCAGTAAAGATGTACGCAAGATCAAGCAGTCTATTGACACTGCTATGGATCGCTATGAGCGTACAGTTACACCAGCAGAGATTGAGGCATTGTTCATGGCGAACAACCCTACTCTCACAACCGCACAGAAGACTGCCTACAGCCACCTGTTTGGGCAGGTAAGCAAGGAGCAGCCAATGGGCAGTGACGTAGCACAAGAGGTGCTGTCTAAGCTGTTCCAACAGGTAATCGGTGAAGACATTGCCAACCTTGGCTTTGATTATGTAAATGGTAGCAAGTCTACACTAGAGCCATTACGTCAGATGCTTGAGCAGTATGGAGATGACTTCACACCCAACCTACGTATTGATTGGGAAGACATTGACCTTGATACTATCCTTGCCATGACTGACCTTGAGTCACAGTGGACATTCAACATCCCTACGTTGACACGTAAAGTTGAGGGCATTAATGCCGGTCACTTGATTGAGGTAGGTGCACGTCCTAACACAGGCAAGACATCCTTTCATGCCTCACTTGTGGCTGGGCCTAACGGCTTTGCATGGCAGGGTGCCCGTGTTGTTGTGTTGTGTAACGAAGAAGGCTACCACCGTGTGGCTCATCGCTACATCACGGCAGCTACAGGCATGGACAAGTTTGAGATTGTTAAGAACAAACAGGAAGCCATGCGTGTCTTTGGTCAGATACGTGACAAGATCATGTTCAAGGATGCAACAGGACGTGACATGAACTGGGTGGAGTCTGTGTGCAAGTCATACAAACCTGACGTAGTTATCTTAGACATGGGCGACAAGTTTGCCCGTACCGCTGGCTTCTCACGTCCTGATGAGGCACTCAAGGCTAACGCCATACAAGCACGTCAGATTGCCAAGCAGCAAGAGTGTGCTGTGTTCTATATGTCTCAGCTATCTGCAGAGGCAGAAGGTAAGGTTGTACTCAACCAAGCCATGATGGAAGGCTCACGTACAGGTAAGGCAGCAGAAGCTGACCTTATGATTATGATCTCCAAGAACCCTACAGTTGAGGGTCAAGAGGAAGAAGACAACCAACGCCACATCAATGTGGTCAAAAACAAATTGTCTGGGTGGCACGGCATTGTTCACACAGATCTTGAATACAAGATAGCGAGGTACGTATCATGATG